AAGATACTGCTCTTGGTTTTCGAGTAGAATGGCAGTGACATTCTTTCTATAATCGTCAGAAATTGCGGGCATGTCGGCATGTTCGAGAACGGGTGCCCACTTACTTCTGAGTTGCTCGGTAACAAATTGGTTTTTTTCCATTTTTATTCTCCTTGAATTAATTGGAATTTTTGATAATTTACCGGGGTATCAACCCTTAAAGTTAGTCTGCTTTTCTACGATTGCAGACCGGGTTAACATATCAGAGTAGAACTTCATGGGACCGTCTAGTGAGGGGGCGTGTACCTCTTCTGCGGACTCATTGATTGTGTCACCCACAATTTCATTTGCAAGTTCGTTAGTTTCTGAAACATTGTCAAAGTAGTTTTCGCGGAGAACAGTTAGTTTATCTCTAAACTGATCTTCCGATTCGTATTCTAATCCCTCAGCAAGAGACTTGAGTTTTTCGTTTTCGGTGTCGGTGAGACCCTCAGCAACTTCGGTGAAGACGTTGATGCAACGAGAAACCATAGCGTCCTTGTTGAGTTCGGTGTTCTTTTGAATTTGTTCGTCGAGTTTGGTTTCAAGACCACTGACTTTTTCATAAAGACCTTCGATGAGATCATACTTATCATCAGGAACACTGATGTAGTGATCTTCAAATAGACCCTTAAGACCAGTCATAAAGGACTCAGCAATATCACCCTTGAGACCACGCTCAATGGCAAGTTCATTGTCCTTCATCCACTCTTCGACAACATAGGAAAGATAATCATCCATTTTAGCGGATAGTTCATTGCGGAACTCTTCTTTATCTTCCTCTAGTTGAGCAGCAGTTTCTGCTTCAACTTCTTCACGGAGTGCTTCGACTCGCATGTTGATAGCAGACTCGAAGATAACCGATGCTTTCTGCTTAAAGTCTTCGGTGAGTTCTTCGCCAGTAAAGAGAGCGTCGAGATCTTCCTTCATGGAAGGTTTCTCGATCTTGCCAGAAGCAGCGGATGGTTTAATCTTACCAGCATCAACCTTCTTAGCACCCTTTGCCTTCTTGAGAGTTTCAAGATCACCCTCTGTGTCAGCACGGGTGTCTTCGAGGGGATGGGAGTCAAGACCCTTCTTCTTGAGTTCGGCGGGGACAGTGGTTTCGTCGAGTTCATCCTCGTCGTCATCATCGTCATCGTCATCTTCTTCTTTGACGGACTTCTTTTCTTCGAGATCTTCTTCGGACTCTTCGTCCATCTTCATCTCGTACTTGATGCCTTCCTTCGCCATCATCTCTTTCATTTCTTTGTAGGACATTGCTTCCATTTTGTCCATCATTTCGGCAATTTCTTCTTTAGAAGCGTCGTTGTCGGACATTTCCTTCATCATTGCTTCTTTCATTGCTGCCATTTCCATTTTCATTTCCTTGGCATCCATTTTCATTTCGTTGGTCGAAGACTTGCCTTCTAAGATTGCCTTCGCTGTTTCAAGTGGGTCTTTACGAGTCATTGTCTGCTCCTTATTAACTCTGTGTTATCTATAATTAAACTAGTTTTGACAGGAAATCAGCGAAGGCATACAACTTCGCTTCTTGAATCTCACTTCGAGTCGATGCTTTTTGAATCCTGTCACGATACGATTCAATGTGTCTGGGTTCGAGAACTCCGTTGTTCCAAACCCATTCTGTGCCTTCCATGACTCCTTCAACAAATGCGTTGGGAGCAGATGGGTCAGCGACAATATCTACTGCGGCAAGCATGAAGTCATCTTGGACTTCATTTATTCCGTCTACGTTTTTAAGAGAACCCATTCCACGGGAGGAAACGCCAATCTTAACGCCCTCGTCGATCAGGTTCTTTACAATTTTACCATATGGTGTATCAAGAATCTTTGCCTTACCGGTAATGTTGTTGCCGTCAGTCTTGAGTTCCTTGATGATGTGGGAGACTCTTTCAAGATTAACGGTTGGACCATCGGGGTGACCTAGTTCACCCATGCCTCGGTTTTTGGAAACAAAGTCTTCGTTGTAACGCTTGACTTCGTTGAAAAGAATCTTCTGAGGATAGACACGACCGTTGCGGTTCTTCTTATCTGCCTCCATAAAGATACCTTCAATATGATATTCTTTAGAACCATCGGTTCCTTCGGTGATCAAGTTGACGTTATCGTTTACTTCGGTGATAAGTAGCATCAGTCTTCCTCTTTGTCTGCCTTGTAGTTCTTATCAACGTAATCAAAGAACTTTTTCTTTTCCTCTTCGCTCTTGAAGTCAGCGGGTGAATTTACATTAAACTTCTCAAGTGCTTTACGGAAGAACTTCTGATACTTGGTATCCTCTTCGGATAGTTCTTCATCGTCGTCATCATAGTCTTCGACGGTGTATTCTTTACCAGCGACTGTGAACTTTGACTTGCCCTCTTTACGAGCGGTGCGAAGTGCCTTGCTGAATATATTTCCCTCTTCAACCTCTTCGACTTCATCACAATCTTCACAGACACCAACGAGACTATCGCCAAGTGACTGCTTCTTTTCTTCTAGGGAGTCAGCGATTTTGTTAAGTAAAATCTCATCAATACCTTCTCTAGCATCGTTAAGTTTTCCTTGCTCTACTGCTCGTAAAATAGTTTCTGTTTCCATCAATAGATTCCTTTTCTAACCTTGTCGAGAAAAAAGTCCATCGTGTCCTGATAAGAAGTTATGCTATCCGACAGACGTTGTAAAAAGTTAATTCCGTTCTCATTATTTAGCAGTTTTAGTATTTCCATAGCGTCATATGCCTCGGATACTGTAATAACCTTCTCTCCACCATCATTAAAAGTTATTATATTAGGGCGATCTGAGGAAAGAATCGACTGGAAAGACTCTGTGATCTTCTCATGATTTTCTTCTTGTTTCTTTTTCTCATCTTCACTTGCCTGCTTTTCGGCGGTTGCCTTGTCTTCCTCTTCTTTAGCGGCAGCGTTTGCTTCATCTTCCTTCGCCTTTGCTGCTGCATCTTCCTTCGCTTTTTTCTCGGCGTTTGCTTTATCAAAAGATCCATCCTTGATATAGCGGATGGTCTCTTTTTCTGCTTGTTTGGATGTGGTGAAAACTTCATATCGTTCACCGTCGATATATGTTACGGTTGGTGCGTTTTGCCCCATCCCGACCTTTTTCATCAGGATTTCTTTGTCTCCATAATTAAATCTCTTGAAGAAATATTCCTTGGAGACAATGCTTCCGGGTTGTAATAGTGGGTCGTCGATTGTTCCTTGTGGATCCTCAGTTGCCGCCTCTTCTTCAAAAATATTAAGAAGAGAAGACTCCATGTTTTTAAATTTAGACTTAACAATATCAGAGATCATAGATTCTACTACAACCTTGCTCTCTTTTACTTCATTATTTTCTATTAAGTCTATAAGAAATCGCATTAGAATCCTCCAGTGTCGTCCTTGATCAGTCCGAGTTCTCGCTCTTTCTGAATCTGTTTGTCTTGACGTTTAATATCCTTTTCGGTTTGTTGTAGGATATTTTTTCTAACCCATTCTCTAGAGTAATAATCACCAATGTGTTCCTGAACACTCTGTAATATATCTAGTCTTTCTGAAAGTATTTCATGTTCTTTTAGTTCAGTAAAATAGTTATCACTAGTATATTCAAATTTAAGGTCTTGTTCAATCTTATACCAGTCTTCTTCTTTCAGGACACCCTTCAAGATACACTGTGTTTTTAGAAGAGAAACAAAAACAGAACTGAATTTATCACGAAGTCTTTCTACATATTTGTAAAATTTTAGTTCATCGCGGGTGATCTCGGAAGACCTACCCATGTTGAACCCATTTTCTGCTTCCATTCGGGACTGTGGAATGCTAAGTGCTTTATAAAGTTTCTTTAGGAAGTATTCAACATCCTCCATCTCACCGAGGTTCTGTCCACCATCGAGAGTTTCGATCTGGGTTCCTTTACCGCCTTCACGACGAGGTAACCAATAATCTTCGAGCATGGACATGTGCTTTTTCTCATCACGAACTTCACCAGTGGATGCATCGTATGTTAGTTTTGTTCGGTATCTGTTCATAAGATCACGAACATATGCCTCTGCCTTGTTCTTGGGAAGAGAACCGACATCGATATAGAATATTCTTCGCTCCGGCGCACGCGAGATTCTGTAGATCACCACGGCATCTTCGATCATACGAAGTTGGTTGAGTGGTTTAATTGCTTTATGGAGATAACTTATTGCACGATTGGATAGTGGATCAAAAAGACCTGAGTGGTAGTAACAGATAGATTCGGGAGAAAGTCTAAGACCAGTCTGGTCCGTGGGGTTTTCTCTGTATGTGTAAAATTCTTTTACACCTTTAATATATTTGGTTCCACTTTGTTCGTCCGTTGCTTTTTGGACTTCAACCATTTTCTTAATTTTAAGTGCGTCAATTGGTCGAAGTTCAACGATTCCTTTTTTGGGGTTATTTTTATCAATGATGATGTGATAATATCCTTTACCATCAATAAACCACCTTCTAAAAATTTCGTATCCTCTGTTATTGAAATCAAGCAGTCTGAGAATCTGCTCGTATTCTTCGTGCATTTTCTTCTTGACAATATCAGATGAGATGACTTGATCAAGAATTAACTCAACTGGTTTTTTCTCATCATCAGAAACGATTGCTTCGTTGCAAACATCTTCGATAGCACTTTCAACCTCTGGATGAAGTGACATCTCTCTGTACTTCGCAATGAATTCTGATTCTGTTTTAAGAGAACCATCGAGATCTAGATACGCCCCGAAATACCCACCAGCATCCACATAATCTGCATCATCCAATAAAGGAGGAACAAACGACTTCACCTCTTTTACATCCAAAGAAGGATCTAAATTGGGTGAAGGCGATTGTTGCTTTCTTCCAAAACTAAAACCAAAAATATCTATTGGCATATATCACCTCTTCTTTATCTATCACTCACCGGGGAACGCAGCATCACCGAGAGGGACTCGATTACTACCAGTTCCATCATTGGTGAGGAAGTAAGAATAGGCGAGCGTCACGGAAAATTCTGCTAGTGCTTCATTATCATATGATGTTTCAATTGCAGCAACTGATTTTGGCCAGCAGTGGAACATGGTATAAGTTTTAAGTGGTTTGCCAGTGCGATCTAGTTGGTCGATGCTCCAGTTCGGGAATAGAACATTATTTAAGTTGTGTTCCTGATCGGCAACATTCTCGACTGCATCATTGAGATCATTCATCCAACGCTCAAATGCATTCCTTAACTGGAATTCACCATCAGAGAGCATGGTAAGTTCCCAGTCTCCATATACCCTTTTACCGGGAAGTTTAATGCTTCTTCCACGATAATCAACAGGGATCTCACCAATTTCAGATGCTGGTAAAGATGATGCTTTAACAAGAAACCCAACTTTATCGGGCAACGATGTCTTTCCGATGTTGCCTTGCACCCTGAAGAATGCTGGGCGAACGCCACCGGTAGAAAGTGCTGATTTAAATCTTTCGATATTCATGTGTTATATCTCCTTTTCTATGTATGGCGTTTATGAGGAAGACCCACCAATTTCGTCAAAGTCAATGCCAGTTCTGGTGGCAATGAAGTTGAGTGTAATGAAGTTGATCGAACGGGTTGGTTTGATAAAGATATCAGCGATAAACTCGTTTCTATCAATCACTTCGCCAGTGTTATTTGATTCATCGCATACAACCTTGAAGTCAATGATACCTCTACGAGACTGAACATCTCTGAGGAACGGTTCTAGGAGTTGTCGGAATGATGCACGGGTAAATGCGTCATTCTGCTCAAAGAGTTGGAACTTCGCAGCAGTAGCAATTGCTTTCTCAAGAACAATGAAGAGTCTTCTTACATTAATTCTATCGAATGCACTTGGTTTTGCTTGCATGGTCTTATCACCAAAGAGAACTGTGCCCTCTCCGGGGAAAGACACCACGGGGTTAATTCCGTTAGTGTAGAGTTCATCTCGTTGTGCCTTGAGTGGGTTATATGCAAGTTTTACGACTCCACGAACCTGACCACGGTTGAAACCAGCAGGCGAGAACCAAGTCTCGGTCTCGTTATCTGATCGTACCGCGATACCTGCGATGTCACCGTTAAGTGGAACGAATCGGAAGACATCATTGTATCGGTCGTACATGTACTTGTAACCACTGTCTAGAACTGCGTATGAGGAGGAAACATTTAGTCCACCGTTAACGTAGTTTTGGTCGCCACCGGCATCATTTGCATTGATTCCTTGACGATATGCTGCTACGTTTGCAGTTGCAACTGCTGCACTCTTTGATGCATTTCCTGCGGAGTTTACCACAGCAGTTTTTGGTGGTGAGAGGAACGCAACTGCGTCCTTTCTGGCAGTACAAAGATCTACTAGATTACTTGCATGAATTCCTGCCATTTCTCCACCAAGAATTAGCGAGATGTCAACTGTTTCACTGTCTGCAAACAATTCATAACCATCTGTGTAGTAGTCGCCGCCTGCGGGAGCAGATGAAGTTCCACCTGAGAGTGACTCGTAGTAGTTCTGCGTTAGTTTAGCGAAAGTACCACCGGACGAAGTTGATGCTTCCCCGAATGCGAATGCTCCAGATGTACGAGTGCCGGGAATGGCAGAGGTGTAAACATAATTGGAGTTTGCATTAATATAATCTTTATAGTAGAGGGAGGAACCATTTTCTTCCTTGGCATTTGTTGCCTTCGATAGAGATTCAAATCTCTCAAGAACAGTTCCCTTGGTCCCAGTCCAATCTCCGTCTTCATCGACCACAATGGCGTGGAGTAAGTCGAACGAGGCACCATGTGCCTCAACGGAAGAACTAGTGGAGGGTAGTTTTTGATCAAACTCGTTTGCATACTTCCATCGGATACTAGCAGCGGTCATGCCACTGGTAGCATCGGTGAATGTTGCACCACCACAGGTTAGTTGTCCAAGTCTAATAATTTCCATAGACGAGGATAGGGCAATGTCATCGTCATCGAATCCGAAACCACTTGCACCTAGTCCAAGTTGTGCAACCAATCCGCCGTTATCGGGAGCGGCAGAGATGCCAGTCACCTTAGCAACTCCAACGCCCTCGTTGTGTGACAGTGTGATATAATCACCCACAATTCCGGTGAAGTCAGAAGTGTCTCCAGCGGAAACTAGAGTAATGCTCAGTGTGGCACCTGCGATACGACCTGCACCCTTACCAGCAAGAGAAGAAGTGGCACCACTATTGAATGCCGTATCAACAACACCAAGTTTAACTGCATTGGTAACTCCGGTAATTGTCTTGGAATCACCTCTCTTGAATCTTAGTGTATCTGAGTTAGCGACGATTGATAGGGGAAGGTTGGAGGAGGTGGTAACAAACCCAAACGAGGTTGTGCTTGTTGTTGCTGCATCGTCGGTCCCGACTGTAAATCCTGTTGATGTGCTTGGGAACGCAATAATTGGATTTAGAGATGATTCGGTTCTATCTGAAACAGAAACGGAAATCGAGTCTCCTAGTGTTCCGGGGAACCGTGCGATAAATTCATGAGAAGCAGAAACAGCAGCAGCGTCCCGTTCTTCAAAGTGTTCATCGTTCTTAATTAGGAACCCACCATTACTAGATGAGTTTAGTGCAGTGTCTTGGTTTACGACACGAACCACTTGAAGATTATTAGAATAACCAAGATAGTTTGCTGCGGTAAACCAGTGTGGGTAGTTTGTATTGTCGGGGGTAGAAAATCTATCTACTAAATTATTTTCGCTGGTGACTGTAATTCTTTGTTCGACTGGACCCCAATTAAAAAGTCCTGCAAATCCTGCCTTAGTTGTGGACACGGCAGGGATGATTGCTGTCAGATCAATTTCTTTTACATCAACACCGGGACTGAGTTGAAATGCCATTGTTATCTCCTTATCAACGCTGTAATATCTATCAAATTAATCATTTTCACCAATCCATAGTATCATTCTCTTGATCCACACTCCACCGCGTTCCTTGATTATCAACAAAGGTATCGTCCGCCGATCCGTCGTCAATAAATCCAAATGGAGCAAGATCTTCTTCTATTTGACGAATTTTATCTTGGTAAAGTTTCGTCCTTATATCTAGGTCAGTTAGTTCTTTGAAATAATTCTGTGAAGTTGTCCATGCGAACAGAACCAGAGTCATTACTAGGTCATCATGGTGACCCGTTTCTGCCTCATATGAATTCTTTTTTGAAACAAACGCCGTGAGTTCTTGGATCATTTGATAATCTTCGATGAGCATCTTGTCGCCCTCGATCATATCTTTAAGTAAAGCACATCCCAGTTTCTTGACCGCTGGACTGGTTCGCACACCAAGTTGTGATTGGAAACTACCAAAACCACCATCCATCGTCTGACCCTTTCGACCACGAACACTGGTGATCATGAGGTTTTCATATTCGAGTTCGTTGTACAGAACATCTGCCACCTGACCTCCAATGTCATTGATTTCTACCAGACACCATGCTTTGTTGTATATGTGACCCATAGCGTTGACTATGTTTGGTAAAAGCATAGGGGCAAGTTCATTATTTCTATAAATTGCACAAATTTTGTATGGCATCTCCGTGATATCCAGAACTGTCACCGCATGGTAATCTAGTTCTCGACCACGGGACACATCGACCGACATGAAATATGTACGACCCTCTTCGGGTGGGTAATATTGTACAAAACCATCATCGCGTTCCGCCATCGGTTTTCGGTACGCCAAGCATTTTAGTTTAGCAGGATCGATCAGTGTGTTCTGTGACCCAATAAACTCGCACTCAAACTCAGCACGAAATTGTGACGCTGACGTATTGGCAATCGTTTCTTTCTTCCACTTGTCATCACGCCCCGGAACTTCCGACCAATGTACCTCAACAGGAACATAAGAGTTATTTCCTTCCTCTGCATCCCTCCACAGTTTGTAGTACATATTCAAACCTTTGGGGGTGCTAATAATTAGGACTTTTGTTTCTTTACCAGATGAAATTGTCGGATAGACAGACGAGAAGAATTCGTCTGCCACATTTTCAGGGACATATGCAAATTCGTCTAGGAAGATCATGTTAAATGAACCACCACGAACCGCACTGGACGAGGTTGATGAGGCAAGAACCTTAGAATTATTTTCTAAAGAAATATTACCTTTGTTCCATTCGATGATGCCCTGTTGCAACCACTTGGGTAAGTTTTCATATGCCAACTTCAGGCGGTAGAGGAGTTCGCGTGCGGTCGCCTGCTTGTTAGCAAGAATTGCCACATTGACTTCTGAGTTGAAAAGAACATAATGCAAGAGATATGCAATAACAGTAGTAGACTTCCCGGACTGTCGGGGAAGTTTAGCGATTGTAAATCTATTATTGTGAATCGTGTTGATCATGTTATCTTGATATGCCCATGTTTTAAATGGGACAAGACCATGATCAAGAGAAATAATCTTTATATAATTTTTAATAAAATATAAAGGATCTGCTTGGCACTTAAGATATTCTTGAACTTGTTCTTCGGTGAACTCGATGTTCACGCCAGCAGGTTTTAGGTTTATGTTGCCAAGGTACGTTGTATCATGATTCGCCATCCGCTTCGTCCTTCAATTGTTTAAAATTACTTTTCACTAGTTTTTGTAGTTCCTTGGTGGAACCCACGAAAATCGAATTATTGGTGACCGGACCCGAGGATCTTCCCCCGGTATCTTCGTCGAGTTTCTTCATCTGCTCATGTAGACCGATGAGATCTTTGTTCGCATCTGTGACACTCTTGATTAACTGTGAGACAACCTCATATGCCCGTGGAGACTCTCCCTCACTCGCAACGGAAAGAATCCCGTCGATGGCATTTAATCCCGTGCCAATTATATTCTTTAGATTATCACGAACTTCAGCATAGTCTTTGTTTTGATCAAGTTTTTTCTTATTTTCCCTCACCTCATCTGACACCACAATTTCGACCGGGGGTTTTCTGCGTACAACCTCTGTCTCTACTTTGTCTATATTTAAAGAATTTTCTAAATTATCGCTCATATTGTTGCTCCTGCCATATCAAGTGTATCTGGATATTCAAAGATCGAATTTGCTCTATCTGTTGTTGTTCCAAACACATTGACTCCTGTGTAATCATTAATATCTGAGGTTATGCCATCAGGACCAGTTACACCGGCAATAACTCTTGCGAGTGCGGGTGCTTTCTTGTGTTGACCCGCCGCACCACCGGTCATGGAACTGGAAATATTTCCTTGTGCATCGAAGTCGGCGTTGAAAAACGTAGTATCGACTTTTGTAATAATCTTGCTTTCCTTGGTTGGTCCATACACATAAGTTCGTGCGGTAAATGCAAGATTAAAGGTAATTGACCGCTGTGTTGATGTGTCGCCCTCAAAATCAATTTCCGAAGCGACCGAGGAAAGAACTATTGGCACATCGATTCTGTTTCTTGAATCCGTGAAGTTAATTGTAACAGTAAACTCTGGTGTAAAATATGCAAGAATCTGTTCTATGATTTGAAGACCATCTTCCATAGTGCGTGCTGCTACTGTGAGGAAGAAATCTATCGCATAAGGCACTTCAGCATATTCATATTTTATTTGATTTGCTGTGCTAGAAGCACTATACCGTTTTGAGAGGGTGTTTCTTTTTCTTTCTGCATCATAATTGATTGCTTCAATATTGAATCCAATTCTAGGAAGAATGGTGGATATATCTCTTTCATTATCCGTACCCTTTAAACTAGAATACTCATTAAGCATCCGAATAAATTTTTCTTTTGGTGCGTATGTGATAGGAACCTTGAAGCGACTTGTTTCGTTTCCGTTACTATCTTTACGAACAACATAGATTTCATTGAACAGGGAACCAAACCCAACTACGGTGTTTCTTATAGTTTCGTTATAAAAAGTTTCAAACATTATAGATCACCCTCCGAAAACGGATCTGTATCAGTAAAGTCAAATAGGTTTCCTGCCTCAAATTCTAGGTTATCTTCTAGTGCATCAGTTGCAGCAAATTCTGCCGTGACCCCCGTGCTGGAGACAACGTACTTCGTTCCGGAAGATTCTCCTTCCACCGTGATTCCTGTTTGGAAAGTGCCTGTGATACCTGTGACAAAGAGAGTGGTGCTACCAGACAACCATTCTTGCACATGACCAGTGATCGTCGCCCCGGATATGTCGGATCCTTGAAAAATGTTTTCGCCTTCTGTGTAGTTTCCGGAACCCGCACCAAGAACAAGAGTCGTAAATTGTGTTCTGGTATCCGATGTGACTCCATCGATCTTGGAAAATCCTGTTTGAAAATCTTCTCCGGAGTAGCGGAACAGCGAACATGTGATTTTGTATGTGCTAATTTTATTAAGTTGATAGAATGGGTTTTCTCTCTCAACATAGTCAATTTCAAACAATCCACCTGATATGGGAAAATATAAAAGATCTCCTTCCCGTGGAATTGTAAATCCAAGATCCGCGAATTCTTTTTCAAACCTACTTCTTGCTACAAGAAGAGATACATTGTCTTTAATCTCAAGACCAAACCGAGTAAACGCCTCGCCATCACCCTCAAAACCATCCACGGATTCAACGAGCATTTCTATTTCTCGACCAGTGCTAAATCTTGAGGGAGATCTGTCTTCGCCAAAAAGTTCATCTTCTCGTACAAGAGTTCTTGGCAAGTAAATCATATCAAAACCATTTATTTTGATAACCTCGACCGCGAGATCATCAATCAGGTCTTGTTCTGACTTAACTGCTTTACGAAAAAATGGATTAGTCGCCATTACCTCTTGTTACCTCTAAAATTCTATTGATATGACCTTGAACAGATTCTGCTCTGTTCGGCCACTTTATAAATTCTCTTTCTGGATTTTTCGTGAGATTAACCAAAAGAGGAAGAACAAGATTCTCTATCTCTTCTAGTTTTTTCTCATAGTCTCTTTCTAAATTTTCTTTCATATCCTCGACTGTATCAAGTGCGGAAGTAATAGAAGATCCTTGTTCTTCAATTGCTCTGCGGATATCATCACTTGAGTCACTGAGAGAAACAATATTTAAAACATTGCTAATTTTACTTTCAAGGGATTCCAAGCGATCATCAATTTCACTGGTGTCAACTGAAACTGATTGTTGCTCCTGTGGAGTATCAGTTGGAGTTGGACTGTCCACCAATTCAAACCCAAAATCGAATTCATCAAAATTTGATGTGTCTATATCTTTGTTAAATGACATGTGTTTTTACCCTACGCTCATATCTGGTGGGAGTTCGTATTTGTCCATGAGTGACTCTTCTATTTGGTTCATTTCGTCAGTTGCTTGTTGATAAATTTCAGCACCATTATACGAAAGACCTCCCGGAAGGGTTACATTTGTATATTTTGACAAGTTTGCTCCCCACTGCTGTTTGATTGATGCAGTGACATACTTTTTAAGAAGAATATCGTTATAGATTTCCGGGTAAGTGTCTGGACTGAGAGCAACATAGCACTCAATCGTAAGAAAATTTCCGGTAGTAATATCTTCGGACCAGTTTGTGTCCATGTAAATTCTATTTGTAACACGACTAAACCGAATTGCTTTTTCAGGATCCAGATAATCTTGAATCATCTGAATATGTGATTGTGTCATGGTATAATCGGTGATAGAACCGGGATTGCGAATACCATAAACATCATTTAATGCTAATTGATACGGGACACTAAAGATATTACTAGTCCCACTTTCAGAAAATTCAAAAACACGAAGAACAGAAATAATTTGACTTCCCGACTCCAGTTCTGGTCCAATTGCTCCACTATTTGTTGTTAAAGAATCTGTAGTAATGTAACCATTGGACTTATCGTCTTCTGTCACTTGATGCTTATAGAATGCTCTTTGAACACCATCAAAATGATATTCAGCAAACATCTGTAGAGCATCATCAACACGATCCTCTACTTGTGCATCGTCTACATTGATTTCAACAACAGGCGATCCAAGTCTGCGAAGTGCATAGTCCTTGAGTCCCTGTCGTGTTGTTGGTTTTGCCATTTATATGCTCCTTGCCATAATATGTATGGAGCAGATAAAATCAGAAAGAAATCTCATCCACATCTCTTACAGACTTTTTCTTATAGATTGAATGAATTACAGATGCTTTGTTGTTTTGTGTTTCTGCATATTTGTGTAAAACTTTATGTCCAAATTCTTCAAACGCAGATTGACCGGGCATCGAACCACCCGTGACGGCGTTAAAGGTAACTCCAAAGATTGCTTCCGACCCAACACTGTCAAGATCTCCCAAGTTGGCAGTGGCACCAGCGTATAATGTAAATATACTTGTTTGTTGCCCAGCGATGCCGCTCATTCCAGATCCACCGTGATCAAAAGCAGGCAATAATCTTGAGACATAATTCAAAAGATTAATATTGTTTGGTTTGTAGAATACATTTTGTGCTGATGCAGCACCGGGTGTACCGATAGTTATTCCTACTATGTCATTATTGTCAAAACTTGCCCCGACTTGTTGAATTATTTTTTCCTTATAAGAATCTAAGTCAACATATTTGACGCACTCAGTGTCCCGGATAACAGCATTGGATCCATTTGTTATATTTTGAATTGCTTGTCCTGCAACAAATGTCGTATATGATGATGGATCGTCGGCAACTCCTGCACTGGAACCATATGCAACTAAGTCAACTAAAGTATACGAACCACTAAGACCGCTTTGCTCTGGATATGTAATTTTACCCAAGAACCCTTGATATGTTCCGCCTGCTGTGGTCACATGGATTTCATCCATGTGGTTTCCTGTGAACGATGCTGCGCCACCTGACGCAAAAATTCCTATGACTGCTCTGGGGTCTGGAGTGAATTCTTTAACCGTATTTGTCACTCCCCCATTTGGATCTATTTCTGAATACGATCTAATGCTTTTTCTTGTGTAATCGAGGTATGCTCTGTTTCCGATATACTGTAAAAGTGTCGCTGTTTCTCCGTGGTGTGCGCCGCCCGCCGCCGAGTAAAGTGCGGTTGCTCCAGTTAAATCAGGATAACTGATGGGCAAGTCTGTTATAAAGTTAGCACCACTTGCTCCAGTACCATCTCCAGTAGCACCAAAAACAAATAATCTCAACTCTCCTTGTTTGTTTCCGTTATATGTTCCCATGTGTATTTTATCCTAACTCATTAAAGGTCAATAAGTATGACCCCTTCTCACAGAAAATGAATCCTTTTTCTATTTCTTGTATAGTGCCCTTGGTCATGAACGGGATGAAATGAACACTGTTTTTACATTTTCCGCTAAATGTAAAGGTCGGATCTATATTGGTTACCGTCCATGCCTCTCCCTTGTTTATGTCATCCCAATCTATAATTTTGTCCGTGATTGCTCCATCTTTTATCATTCTCACTCCAAGCACAGCACCATTGGATCCTCCTGCCTGTCCAGTGACACGCACTCGGGGGAAATGGATACTGGCAGAGAACGTGCCCGTCATTTCACTGCCGTCTTTCTTTAAACCACGAATTAATGTTCTTACTCCATTTGTCTGAAGAATAGTAATTTTAAGTCCGTTCGCCGGATTTTCTGTAACAGATGCATTTGCAATTGCTGCAACGTCACCACTGAAGTTAGAAGAAGTAGAATTAAATGCTCTCCAGTCTGCACTAACTCCATCTGAGTGTAAGAACTGATATCCGGATGATATAACCGCTCCAGCGGAACCTTGAATATTAAGTTTACCACTTGCAATGTTTAGTCCACCGTGGGTGGTTCCCGTTCCGCCTCCGTTTATTCCATCGTTCGGAGCAATACCGCCAATGACAAGATTTCCATCTCGTCTTGCAACCATAGTTGGAGTAAGCATTCCACCATAAGGACTACTAATATCTCTTCCGTATACAGCAAACCCAGATGTTTTTCCGGTTCCTGTTATTTCTACTTCAACTGATCCAGCAGTATACTCTAGTCTTAATCTTTGATCGTTCTTAAGTCCTCTTACTTCGGGTTGTCCGAGGAATACTGAACCATATTCACTCCCACTAGTAAATCCACCAGAGGACCGTCCACCATTTTCTCTTTCAGAAAGATAAGAAATTGCAAAGGTAGACCCTGAACCATCCGTGTACAATATAGGTGTTCCAATATTTGAAACATCTCCAATATGCACACTAGCATCACCTGTTTCAGCACCACCGACAGACAATGTTTGTTTATCGAAATCAAGGATTAGGTTTTGTGATGAGTGTTTTACTCCAGACGGACCCCTGCCCCCGACCGTAAATAAGTGTGATCCCTTATCAGTTCCATATCGAACATCAGCACCAGCAATTTTGGTGGTTGATAGGGGTGCTTGTGCATTATCGGTAAAGTATATTCCAGACGAAGTTGCTCCGTCTGCTATTAGTTGAATATTTCCTGTTTTGATAAAACTTGCAGCAGATCCTCCGGTTGCTCCGATGAATATACCACCGCTTGCCCCAATGTGGAACATGTGTCCTTCTGCGGTTCCACCTGAAAAGAGATTATATCCGTGGAAGGTTGATCCAGTTGCTTCATAATAAAGTACGTCCCCATCCGCTACATTACCGGGGGTGTTGACATGGGTAAGTAAAATATCACCGGTAGCACCATTTACACTTCTCACAACCCGACCATATGCGGTTGCACCGTGACCTCCGTTTGGAGCAAGGTCTAGTGTCAGACCAGAGATGTTAACAAAATTTGCAAATGTAACACCGGTGTTGAAACTAAAATCACCACTTAAAGAAGACGGTAAAGATAATCCAACATTTGCAATGCCATCAGTTCCAATTACGCAGGTTATACCAGCATAATTTCCAGACATAGCAGTGATTCCATAAACCTCAATTGGGTTTATTGTGGATACAATCTGATTGGTCTTATCGAACCACGCACGAAACGTGTCGGAAAGAAAAATCTTGTTTAAATTGTCAAACGCTTTTCCTGCCATCAGTGTCTTTCTTTATTAGATCTTAATTATGTAGTCGAGTACAATGAAAGGCATCATGTTACCTTCTCTACTGTTCTGACCCTCTCTCGGATCAATACCATCGTTGAAAATACCGCCGGTGTCTGGATTAGTACCGTCAGGGTTTTTAACATTATCGGTTGCGTGACCTTGGTCAAAATTGGGTCCATTAGGACCGATACCATTGCTAACTATTTCGTTAAGATTTGCATAAATATTTCCATAGAAACCACCCCCACCAATAGTGGCATGGGGATCACTACCGGTTCCATCATCATCTCGACCTCGGATGTTAAGCACGTTGCCAGAGGTGTTAGTTCCTCTGACTCTTACTTGTCCTTGCAGTCCGCTTTCCGTCCTCGTTCCGTGTGTGTGTTTCTGGATATTTTCCCAACCACCAGTTTGTCCAAGACCACGGAATCGAATACCAGCGGCACCGTTTGTCCCTCGTCCAACAACAGTTCTGCCTTTGAGGTTAGGAACCCTAAATTCACCAGCAGCAGTGTCTTCATCTCCTGTGTTATAGAAGTTTCCAATCGCCTCGAACAGAACCGTATATTCTGGATTTTCGATGTAGTTGTATTTTCCTCCATTGCAGTTAACAAAACCGAATGGTGCGGCAATCCGACCCTCGTCATTGCCATCACCTTTTCCTCCACCCCATTGCATTATTGTGCCGGGTGGAACATATCTACGAATTTCATCCTGAGAAACTCGACGAAGAGGAACAGCAGAAACTGTATTGATTACGGGAATCTGTCGAGCGTTACCCTCGTTGTTGACATCCTGTCCCATCAAAACAATCTTAATCTGGTATGACGTAAACTCACTGTTGGTTCCGGGAGAAAGATTATTAGTTGTGAATCTCATAACACCACCAACCGGACCTTCTGGTTTCAGTTCAGCAAATTTAGCAGAAACGCCCTGTGTTCCGGGGTTTCCTTCAGGGAACAGTTCTTCGTAATCGTTGTCATCGAAGACACCATTTGGTTGATCTGGTCCTTGTAGTTTGACATAAACTTTAATTTGTGAATTGTCAACATATGAACCATCAACAATCACAACTATGTCGTCCGCTGCTCTATCTAGAGTTACCTTTCTTCCAACATAACGAGATCGGTTGGTTGCGAGTCTTGCTGTCGGTTGTAATTCTTCTGTAACCGCAGCAGCATCATCATTGTTTGCCATGTATTCAATAGCAAGGAAACCCAATCTGTCTCCATCGATCATACTAGCAACTGCTAGTTTTGGATCTGTTTTCAGCGTTGCAAGGATTTCCACCGGTTGTGAACTGGAAACAATTTTCTTGGTTTCAAAATCATCAATAGTTGTATTGATTTCTGATTTTTGTATAGTGAACTTACCGCCACCAAAGTTAGAAGTTGTAAAGGAATAATCTGGTTCTGCCGAATCTGAAGGTTGCTCGTTGCTGTGTATGTATCCAACATGATATGGTATACCTGTTCCAAAAATATCTGTACTCTTGAACAATACACTGCTAAATGTGTCTGAAACATTGACAAACGTACATCTATTAACCGTCATCTTTAAGAATCTGTTTGTGAAAGATGTAGAAGTACCATTGTTTAATGGTATGTGCATAGCACCCATAAACTTAGGTGATCTTATTGTGGAGGAGGTTTCTACTGCTGACTCCTCTGCACCGCTTAGTGCCTGTGAGTTTGCCTCTCCGTAATATAGTTGATAATCACCGTTTGTGCTAATACAAATGGCATAACTTGTATTGGGTTTGAGGTAAACCGGAGTTGAAAATTCAAATGTTTTCCCCTCTCCAATTGGACTATCGTATCTGGAAAGGGATATATCTGTTTCTGTGCTTTCTGAGAAAGGTAGAACCTTAAATGGATGTGGTGATCCATTATACATCGGTCTAACGTGTACTTTCACTGGAGTCTTATTAGTAAGATCATCAGTTTGTGGTACTTTGGCGAAGAAAAGTTCAATGTCTTTCAGCATTATACCATTTGGGAAATTTGTAGGATCTACAAATATTTCTTGAGCAAATGGTGTTTGTGAATTATAAGATCGAGACAAGTTGTCTGCTGAGTTTGCATCATAATAGTCACTAGAAACATCATCAACATTGCTTGCTTTTCTTCTGGTAATCACAGGTCTTACTGAGTAAGAATCTCCCTCTTTACATTCCAACAAACCTTCTGCGTAGTATGTTGCATCAGCACTGGATGATGATAAGGATAAATTACTATTCACATTGTCCGTCACCCTTACTAATTTCTTACCAGTTAGGTGTGATCTTGAAAGAATTGTAAAATCTCCTTCAAATGCACCAGTGGAGTCGGTTTTGAACGATGTTTTTCTTTCTCCATCAAAGTAAAGGTAGTGTGCAGTATCCTTTTTTAAGTTTTCAACTTTAAAGGTAATAGTTCTTGGGTTGGCGAAAGGAACAACACTTAAGTCAACAATTTTGTTCCCTATCCTCTTGATTAGTTTATCAGAAATTACTCTTGAAACGTAGGACGATCTTCTTGGGTTTGTGTAGTTGCTTCCAGCAGAATCGTGTTCAATATTAACATCGTTTCTCTTTTTAGAACCAAACCATAAAGTTTCCCAGTCTCTCCATTGGGATCCAAAACCAAAACTTCTACCTCGCTGGAATGCATTTAAATTTGCCTCCCAGTTGTCCACTTCACCAATAGTATTTACAATAACTTTTGGTGCCACTAGTGAGGTGAAGAAGTTATCACTACTAGGAGATAATGTCATGGTTCCCAAGTAGTCTGGAACAGAAAATTGGTTTGCACTAATAGTTCTTGATGCTAACTCATTAAACGTGTATCTTGCTGGTTGACTTTTTGGTATGTAAATATTATCTGTAGTTACTACTGCGTCTGAACTTAGACTTGCTCCAGTGATGCCCATTCGGAAAAATGTGCTTTCAAAGGCAGGACGAAGTTCACCAAACTCAGGGTCGATAGAACAGTTATGATCTCTTTTTCTTGTTACGGAGTTATTGTGACCAATAAAGGTATCAACAAATATACCATCAGAGAAAGCAGTTCGTGAGGATCGGAAGTTTTGCGCCCTGTTCAGTGCCTCTTGTTCTAGATCATTTTTGAAGGTAAAGAAGGAGTCAAACTGTTGAGATTGCTCTTGCTCATTGATATCCATCATCGTGCTTCGTTGGTTATCAATATATCGATATTTTATATCACTTGGACTTCTGGTATATGGTGGGATAATCAGATTACCAAGGTTCATGTTAAGAGGATCGACTTCAGGTGATTTCGGGAAAATCGAAGGCACACCTTGGACAATCTTAAAGTCTCTTGTTTGTCTGTCAAGAACAACACTATCAATTCTTCCGAGGTGGTGTTCATATGAAACAGTGCTGGGGAAAATACCATTATCGAAAGCAACCACTGGTGGATCACCATCTTCGTTTGCAACAAATGATGTTTCGGTGCTATCCGCTGCAATTGGTCTGAAGTCATATGCGTCTGCTAGACTATATGTTTCTCCTGTCTCTGGGTCTGTGAAGTCTGGAATTTCATCGTATGTGATTTGATTAAGTGGATACGAATCAACAGTAAACGGACCATTTCCAGAGTGAGCAAATCGTTTATAGTTGACTGTATCTAAAACAAGAGAACCATCTTCATGTAAACTACATGTTGCCCCCGGTTTAAGCACAAGTCTACTTCTGCGATAAGCATCAACTCCAGAGTTTACCTCTAAGTCGAAACTACCAAGAAGATCAGTTCTGTCGCTATTGTCCGATATGTCTGTGATGGAATAAACGTCACAGTGATCTAGTTGAATAATACCTGTTGCTGGATCTCCTGTTACACCACTTGATGTTGCATCGACTAAAGTCTTTGTTCTAATATTATTTTCAACATCAGCACTTTCATCGGACTTCCATTGCTGTGAGGCAATAACTGTTCCCTTACCGCCGTCCGGTATGTTTGATCCTTTGGTTAGTGTGAGGGTTGGGTTTGATTGGGTGTTGGATATTAGAAGATCGATATCAGTACCGACGTTCAGCATCGTAGCACCGTCACCACTTGAGTTCGTACTATAGAAAATTGTATATGATAGTGGTGAAGATGGTAGGAATGGTTTCGTTGAGGTAATCGTTGCGGAACCAGAACTCAATTCAAAATTATATGCTCTTTTGACTAGGAAAGATGAGATAAGTCCCCCAGCACCAGAGGCACGAATTAAACCAGAACCAACTGGTGCTTTGAATATTTGTCTTGGTGCGCCAACTTCATGTAACTCTGTTTCACTGTCTATTGTTCCGATTCTAAATCTTTGTGTGTTATCTGTATTATCACCATCGTTGATGGCAATATGTGTTGATCTGGAAAATGCATTGGTAGCACCAGTAGCACTCATGTTAATATTAAAGAGATATAATTTTATTTCGCCGCCTGCATCCTCTTCAATTGTTCTAATATTACATGTTCCAAGTTTTTGTACTGTTCCTGATTCATTTACTCGCTGAACAGTCGCCTTCTTGCTTTTTGTAAAGGTGTCTCTTAATTGTTGATCTCCCGATATCAGGGAACCAAACGAAGATGTTCTTAAAACATTGACATAATTTTTAAGAGGGGTGCTTAGTATTCTCTGTGTAACAATATTTGTATCAAGTCCTCTGCTAACTGCGAGGTATCTTGGAGATATTGTTTCGTACTCATAACCACCAATGTATGCTTTACCAGCACCAAGTTTAACAGCATGTTCGGTTGTGCTGCTAACATTGAATCCAGTTGCATACGCTTCTGTTGTTAGTTGGAACGGTCTTACGGTATAGTTACCAGACTCATCAAAAGTTCTTCTTGCCAA